CCAGAAACTTTTTACATTAGTTTCGGCGGATTCTGCTTTGATGAAGTAGGTCCTCAAATGGTTCATGAAGGTTCCTACTATCTGTTGCACATACTTAGCGGAGTTCTTAACGGTATCCAACTTAAATAGTGACAAACATAGCGATGCAAAGCCGACAGAGATGTCTGCCCAGCCTGTCGAATTTCTTGTGCTCATGTAGAAATTTAGAACATGTATAACTGCAGAACTAATATCTGCCAGATTATTCTTACTTGCTTTATATAGATCAGAAACTAACTTGAGGATCACATTGAGTGTTGTGATGGTCTGATCTTTAAGAAAAGCTAGAGTCTCCGGAAATTCAAAGTCTGGGGTGACTTGTTTCAGAAATTCGGAGAGTCTCAATGAGTAGTCTACTTGTGTGGTAGTAGATTCCTCACTGTCGATGATACTCACACATACTTCCTCCGACGAATCGTCAATAAAGGAAGATGGGAAAGTGGAAAGTTCATCTTTAACTACTGGCTCGGGTGGAGAGTCAATAGGAAGCTCATCATTCATTTCTACACTATTAGATTCTACGGGTTCGGTAAATTCTGTTGGTAAAGTATAGAATTGCGTCTCATCCGAGACGACTGACTGGTTTGTGATACCAGACGAAACTGCAACATCCTGAGATGTATAAAGGGGTTTCGAAAAACTAGTAAGAAACTGCATAACCACACCTTTTGGGCATGGGAGCTGAGCGTCTTAAACTCAACTAATTGGGGAAGGCCTGCCGGCCCGATCTGATTTTGATTATTTCTTTATAGGGTCCTTTCACGGATTACTACGGAATATAAAGTACCAAGAGATCAATACTTGGCAACGTCTAACGTTACTGGCTATACAAAAGAGTACAACTGGGTTATCACACCCAGAGGATTAATGTATCCAGGAAAGCGCACCAAAACAAAATTCGTTAAATTCATTCATAGTGCCAAATATATCTCCACTCTGATGGTGAAGTTTTAGATGAGTCATATAAAACAACTGGCTCTAGTGTTCTTATGTAGGTTAATAGGGGTCCTTGGATCTTTTTAAAATACGAACTTAAAGAGTGTCATCGTACATCGTCAAATATACACGTGGCTTAAGATAAATTTCAGTAATAAACTGAGTCTTAGCTGCCGTGCCATACAAAATTGGCTAATTACGTCACCTCGGTAACAACGCGTAATGCGAAAGCCGCTATAGTGATCTAACATTCGTGATGGGAATGATGGTTCATCAATACAGTGAATAAGGTTGAGTTCTCGAGTCTCACACACCAATACAAACTTTCTGGAAGAGGTTTGCATCTCCATTGCTGGATTATTCGGTATTTCAGAATTACACTCCACAAAATAAAAGGCTAAATCTAGCTTAATTGCGGGCGTCATAGTTTTGAAGTACAGTCATTGCGGACTGGTGTTCCATGTTTATTGTACAGTCTTGGA